TAGACCTTTCTTCACATTTTGAAATTAACCCTAAAAAACTATCTCCTACTCTAGTATATTGAAACTTAATTCTTATCTTAGTGTTTACAGGAATAGCTAAGTTATTAGTAGATAAGCTAATAACAGTTCCTGCATACCTTACTGTTGCTTGCTTGGAATCTTTATCTTGCCAAACAACACTTGAAGAATTTATAGTGCTTAAATCTGATGAATTTATTTTCATATAAACCCCTGAAGGAGGGTCGATTCCTGACTTTGTAGTTATAAAACCTTCTTGCTGTGCTTTTTTTTCTAATACAGTTGCACTACCACATGTATCCAAAGGTCCTCCTGCGTCAGTTTTTATAGTGTATGTATCTCCTTCCTCTACTTTTCTAGCGTTCTCTCCTTCTAGTAAAAAATAAGTAAATGCAGTTCCTGACTCATTAAAATAAAGCTGAGTGTATATAGTTTCGTATCCTTTTTTATCAGGCTTTATTAAAAACTTATATCTAGTAGCCCACCCTGGCGGTTTTTGGCTTGGTGGTATGTTAACTTGTATGCTGTTTTTTAAATCTGAAGCAGAGCAAGGAACGTGTTCTGTATTTCTATTACTTACTAACGCTGTAGTTGACCTATTAAAATCATCCATGTAAGCGATACCTATTTCATATCCCCTGTCACTATGTAAGCTTTTGTTAGCACTAAATTTAAAAAATGTAGAAGATGCTGAATAAACATAAAAATAATTCCAAAAATAATCTACTGTTGGATTTAATGGGTCTTGAACATAATTCATAGCAGGAAACTTCATTCCTATTACATTAGTAGAAGGTATAGATATTTCTATAGGGTCTCCTGGTGTGTTTACTCCACTTTGATATTTTGTATACGCTACACTATTGTGAAGCATATTAGGTACGGCACAGTTGTATGCATCTGTAAAGGTGTTTCCTGAACATGACGTAGGATTACCAAGGTCATATACAGGCAGTATATTTAAACTAGTTCCTACTCTATCTAAAAACTCTGTGCTTGTAGCTAAATCAATAACTGAAGTATAATTCCTGTTTAAGTTAAATAAAAAACTGACAGAAAAAGAGTTTCTTGTAGTAGGTAGAACAGGAGTTCCTGCATAAGTGGAATTTAAAAAATCAATATTAAAATTGATTGAAGACCCTGATACTAACTTAGTGTTCCCTGTCAAGGGGTCTATGGCTGCTAAAGATGTTAAATCAAAATTAACTACTCCGTCTGCTACAGTAACTGTTGGTAATGCAGAAGGTATGTTATACGTGGTAGAAGTTTTTGTGACAGGCATACCGTCAGAAACCACATCTTCAGAAAGTAACTTGGTAGAATACTTTAGATTCAAATCTTGACCGTTAATATCTTTTAAGTCGTAACCATCTATGTAATTTCCATAAATAAGTCTATTACTCATTCTAGTTTGAGCTTTCGCAAACCTAGGTACGTTGTCGTATAACCTTAGTATTTCTGAATCAGGAAGTATTGTGTAAATCTTACTGTTATCAAAAGTATAAGTTTTTGATTGATTATTTCCCCATCCTTTTTGTTTCTTGTCTATTTTCTCTATAACTCTAATAATAGGGTCATCAGCATCTTTAAATAACAAGTCTATTCCAACAACTAAAGGTCCTCCTGTATCAATAGTTATTACGGCTGCATTATACCTATTCTCCATACCTTCATTAAGATAGTTCTCGTTACTTAAAAGAAAGTTTTTCGGAAAAAATGCAGGTCCTGAAAACTGTGACGTTGCAGAGTATTCGTTATTCGAATATCTATACCTGTACGCAAAACAAACAAACCTGTCTTCCATATAGTTTACATCCTGAACTATATCTAACATCTGAATAGTAGGAGAAGTAACTGGAGGTTTTCTTATTACAAGGATAGACTCAGCAAAAACAAGAGAATCAGTGTCAATGTTTAGGGTAGGAAACGCATAGCTAATATCTACATCAATCTTTCTCGGAGCGTTATAGTCATCAGTAAAAAATAATAAGTTTTCAATCAAATCAATACCTGTTATTAAATACTCAGGATTAAAATTTAATGTGGTATCTACACCACCTCCATCATCAATGCTTATAACGTGATAATTTAAAAAATTAGTCTTGGTATCAAATGATAGTATCAAATCAAGCTTTCCAGTAGCTCCAACCGTAAATGATGGGTCGTGAACAAACCAAAATAATCTCTCGTTTGAACCATCCTCAAAAGCTCCAATACATCTAGCATCAACACTTAACGGAGTTCCGTCAGTATAAGTTAAATTAGTTAGTGATAGGTTTCCTAATGAGTTTTCTATAGAACCAACATTGTTCCCCTCCGTAGAGTTAACCCTTACGTTTAATGCATCAATATATTCACCGTCTTGCATAAGACGCACATCGGTAGACTTATTCATCCTACCCTTGGTAAAACTTCTAGTTATATTTGCCATATTATTTTATAATCTTATTCTGACCTCTCATGTTCATTAAAAGTCTCCCTGGGTGTATATTGCTGATTCTAATTTTTGCGTTCCTTAGAAGTGATGATTTGTCCTTCTTAGCCCTATTTACAACATACTCTTGAACTCCTAACTTAGAATTAAGTATAGAGTACCTGATATACGCATAAATAAACTCCTCAAACATCTTGTTTACACTAATACTTGATTCGTCTCCGTTCTCCATACCATCCGAAACATATTCCAATACACATAGTTCACCTGCCATGCTAGAGCTAAAGTTTATTACTCCAGACTTTTTATCTATCCTAAACGTAGGGTTTGAATTCGCAGTCTCAGTATTTAAACCATATCTAGCACCTATGCTGTAATCAAAATACCAAGCACCGTCAATATTGTAACCATCTTTCCCATTATAAGCACCGTCACCCAAGTAAATACTTTTTTTAGTTCCTGCTATCCTATCTGTGTCTAAGAAAGAAAATTCTGGCTTTAAAACATTTCCGTCAATGTCAAAAAGTATTCTGTAGTCGTTATCCTGAAGATAAGCGTCAGAAGATGTTGCTTGAATATTTTCTGTAAGTGGTCTCAATACGCCATCCTTATATAAAGAAATTCTTACCCAGTTAACGTAATCAGGCGGTAAAACAAATCTAAGTAAGTCAGACACATTAAGCTCTAACGCTTTTATTTCCTTAAACGCATCGTAATTCAGCTCTTGCACACCCCTTTTAGCGTGAAACAAAACCTTATACCTCTCTTCATTATTTATTAATGAATGGTTTCCTGCGTACATCAGCATGAAGTTGTTTACTATGTCCTTAAGTGTAACGTACTGATAAGAACCCCAGTTTTCATTTTCTGGGTTTGCCCCTCCGTTCTCGTAGTATTCATATTGCGATATATATGCCATTATGCTTGTGTTTGATTTTCTTTTTGTTCTTCTCCATTTGCGAATTGTGATACGCTTGCTTCTCTTATTGAAATACCTGCGTACTGCAATATCTTAGTCACCAGTGTAACCTCGTCATCCAATGGAAGCTCGAAGTCTTGATAGTCAGATTGACTTGCATCAAATGCAGGCTCACCATTTGCTAAAACAATATAAGTCCACTTTGGTTCTTTTGGATACCTAATGTACTGAGCCAATACCTGCCCATCGTTTTTCATATTCTTAGGAAAGATTGTAGCTGCTCCTGACTCCTCTGTGTAAACAGGGAATATTTCAGATGGTGCTGTAAACGGACTACTATTAAGCATTGTTATTTTGCTATGACCTACCCTCTCTGCTTCGTTCTGAACCGATGAGAATATAGAATAATCTCCTGGTAAAGATGTAAATATATCACCATCTAAGGATAGAACCGTGTCGCTCACTATTGCAGTTACTTCTGCTGACGAATAAGTGGTGGTGTTAACCACAACATCTCCAATAGCTACAGTAGCCGTAAAAGTAGCTGTTAAGTCTACTAATTGATTTGCAGAAACTGATGTGATAGTTCCGTTAACTCTAAACGTCTGGTAGGCTAATATTTTATTAATTAAATAGTAATCCTCTCCCGTTGTAGTTGACGATGGTAAGAAAAATTTATTAGCGTTACTATATCTAAGGTAGTCTGTTTTACTAAACTCATCAATTACTTCCTCTAATCCCTTTGTAATATCCGCATATCCTGTTCCTGAAGAGCGTTTATTTTCCTTGTTTATCTGGTAGTTATACTGATAAAAATAACTTTCAAATATATCCATCTGAGCTTGCTTTGAAAACAAGTTAAAATCTGATGGAGATAAATATCCGTAGTTATTTTTGTTTAGTACAGACAGTACCGTATTTCTAACTGTGTTTATCATCCTTTGCTTTTTTACAAAGATA